CGAGGTCACAAGCACCTGGAACGCCGCGTCGGGCGCCATCACGGCATCGGCGAGGCCGGTCTTCACCGCCGCCCCGTTCAGCGCCGGGATGCAGGCCGCCTGGAGGTCGCGGATGGCCTTGGCGGGGACGCCACGGTTGCGCGCGACGGTCTCGGTGAACAGGTCGCCGACGGCATCGATCTCCAGCTGCAGCCGCGCCAGCAGGTCGGGCTTCACGCCCTCATACTGCGCACGCCCAACCTCCGCCTTGCGTTCGCCATGGTGGATGAAGTGAACGGCGAGCCCGCCCTCGGCGAGCGCCTTGGAGAAGTCGACCAGCATCGCGATGACGCCGATCGAGCCGACGCCGCCGGTGCGCGGCACGGTGATGCGGTCACAGGCCGAGGCCAGGGCATAGGCGGCGGAATAGGCTTCCTCGGAACAGATCGCCCAGATCGGCTTCTCGCCGCGCGCGGCGAAGATGGTGTCGGCCAGGTCGAAGCAGCCCGCAACCTCCCCGCCCGGCGAGGCGATGTTGAAGGCGATGCCCTTCACCGCCGGGTCGGCCATCGCCGTCAGCAGGTTGGCGCGGATGCCGTCATAGCCGGTCATGCCGCACCACGGACGCAGCGAGCCGAGGCGCTGCACCGTCATGCCCTCGATATCGATCACCGCGACGCCGGCGATGATGTCGTACCCCTCACGCCAGGATGCGGCTTCCTCTTCCTCGAAGGCGGCCATGGCGCGCAGGTCCGCCGCGCTGCCATCGGCGCGGAACAGATGCGCGATGCCCAGCCGGTCAGCGAGCGCAGCCATCGCCAGTTCCGCCTTGCCCGGCAGAATGGCGAGCGGGCGGTTGAACAGGCGCTGCGAGAGGTGGGCAAAGTGCGTGGTCATGCCGCCCGCCCCTCATCCGGCGCCACCGGCGCCTGCACCGCCGCCGCCGCCACCTGCCCTGCCCAGGCCGGCAGCGGCAGGCCACGGCTGCGGAACGCCTCCATCTCGATCGCCCGCTGGTCCAGCACGTCCTCGTAATCCATGCCGGCATTCTCCGAGGCTTCGTGTTCCAGCGTGGACAGGCCCGCCTCCATGCGCAGTTGGCTGCCTGCCGGTTCCTTCACCGGGTCCACCCAGCCACGGCCCGGCCCGCGCCAGTCGCACCGGGCATAGGCGCCGCGCATCTCCACGAAGTCCGGCGCGCCGTTCGGCATCGGCGGCGCGTCGCGTTCCATCGCTTCCTCGAGGAAAGCGACATAGACGCGCTGCGCGAAGCCGCGCGCGAAGCCCTTGCGCCGCCGGCCGATCGTCTTCCACGTCTCCAGCAGGGAGGCGCGGGCGCTGCTGTAGTTCGTGCGCGACCAGTCCTGCGAAACCTGCATTTCAGACTGGCCCGTTGCCGCCGCGATGTTGCGCAGCACCGCCGCCTGGAAGGCCGCGTAGTTCCCGGCCGGCCGCGTCGCGGCGATGGTGTTGATGCTGTCCCCCGGATACATCACCGGGATCCGCACGCCATTCAGCGACAGGCGGTTCTCACCATAATACTCCGCGCGCGCCAGCTGGTTGGCGGGCAGATCGGCGGAGAGCGATTCCTGCACCAGGTCCGGGTCATCCCGGCTCTGGATGAAGGCGGCGAGGATGGCGTTGACCACCGCCGCCTGCAGTTCCACCGAATCATAGCGCGCGAGCATCTTCATCCGCGCCAGCACGGGCGCGAGCACGCCCACGCCGCGATGCTGGCTCTCGCGCCCCTGCTCGAAGTAATGCACCACGACCGGTCGGCCCCAGCGCGTCTCGCGCGCATAGCGGGACCAGGTGAAGGCCTGCTGTCCGGCATACCAGTCGCCCGGGTGCGCATCCCGGAAGTGATAGGCGACCGCCGCGCCGTCGGCATCGATCTCGACGCCGGCCCGATGCGTCGCGTCGTCTTCGGTATCGTTCGGGTTCGTCAGGCGGTCGGGTTCCACGAGCCCCACCGTCGTCGCGTAGTGCCCGCGGCCATAGTCCATCCGCTCCGGACGCCAGGCGAGCAGTGCCACCGCGTCACCTTCTGTCAGCATGGTGCGGAAAGCGATCTGGAACAGCTCCGGCACCGTCGTCTGCCGTGCCGTGTCGCACCAGCAGGCGGGGTCATCCGCCCAATCGCGCCAGCAGCCCTTGGCCCAGGAGGCGAATTCCGCCGCCCACACCGCGTCGAAGGCCGGCGAGTACCAGGCGAGCGAGCGGAAGTCCGGCTTCGGCGAGGGCCGCAGGTCGGCCCCCACCGCGCTGTCCACGATGCGCGTGATGGCGCCCGAGGCCCATCCGTCGTTCCGCACCATGTCCCGGACGCGGGAGACCATGTCGCGCCGCGCGCCGTTGATGTCCCCATCCGCGCTGCGGAACGGCGCGACCCAGCCTGACAGTTCCTGGCTGGTCTGCGATGCCGCGTCATAGCTGCCGCCGGCCATGGCCCGCGCACGGTTTGGCGGCAGCGGCAGGCCATTGGGGCCGAGCAGCACGGGGGCGCTCATGTGAAGCGCACCCCGATGGCGCGGCGCCGCGTGCCAATCCCCAGCTGCCGCTCCAGATCCGCGATATAGGACCGCAGCGCGTCGATGTTCGTCGCGGTGTACTTCATCGACCGGCTGACCTGGCCGGCGGCATAGGTCACCTGCTCCGCCTTCGACCCGGTCATCAGCCGGTGATAGGCCGCCTTGGCCTCGGTGAGTTGGGTTTGCAGCGCCGTGGTGCCGGACATGCGCGTCAGCCCATCATCCGCGCGAGACGGCGCCCGATGCCTTCAGACGGGCGGCGCGCGGCGACAACGACGGCGGCCGGCAGCACCGGAACGGCATCGGCCGCGGCCTCCACCGCCTCCATCATCACCACCATGCTGTTGGTCTCCCATGGCGCCGCCCAAACCGGCGGACGCTCCCAGTCGATGCGGTGCAGACCATGCAGGCGGGCAACGACCTCGCAGCCCACCATCATGTCCATCACCTCGTTGCGCCCGTTCGATTCACGCTTCGACCAGGCGCCCGACACCGGGTCGCGCTGCTCGGCCGCGAGCTGCTCGAAGAACTCATGCGGCGGCTTTTCCTCCCGCAGGTCATACGGGAAGGACACCGCACCAGCCGCCGGCGCTTCCAGCAGCAGCTGCGCCGCCAGCGCGTCCTTGCCCATGTTCGGATTGAACTGGAGCGAGGGCACCTGCCCGCGTGACGCCGCCTTGCGGTCCTTGCGCTGCGTGTTCGGGTAGACCAGCTGGATGCGCGGCGCATACCGCGTCGGCGTGCCGCGCGTCGGCACCAGGTTCCACACGTCCCGGCCTTCCGTCAGGCCCAGCTTCACCGCCCTGTTGGACCGCCGGTACCGCAGCCACGCGGCATAGGCCTGCTCGGTCACCCCAGGCGCGCCCATCGAATCGAAGCCGACGCCCCGCACCCGCATGCCGCGCCCCGACCCATCCGCGAGCGGATAGACGGCATCCAGCATCCGATCGAGCAGGTCGTCCCAGGCTTCCGGGTTGGTCCCGGGTTCGCACGGCATCACCTGCCGGTCGATCACCCAGGACGCCCCGCCCTCCCCCCAACCGCGCACCAGCCATTCGAAGCGGCTGCCCTGCGCATCGGCCCAGGTGGTCAGGAAGCGCACGCCCTCCGGCACCACCCTGAGCGACAGCGACTTGTTGGCGCGGTTGGCCAGCATGTCGGCATCAATGCTGCCAACCTGATTCTTCGGCGCGAAGGGTTCGCCGAAATGCTTGACCACGATGGTGCGCAGTTCCGCGTCATCGCCGGTCGCCGCCTTGCGTTCCGCCAGCGCATAGCCTCGCGCCAGCCCGCCGATGCCGTCCTTCACGAAGGGCGACATGACGCCGAGGATCCACGCCCCGGCGATCTTCGTCTTGATCCGCTCGCCCGTGACGCGGCCGTCTTCGTCGATCGTCTCGCCTTTGCCGACCCAACGGGCCGTGAGGTTCATGGCATAGCGTTGGCCGTTCTCTATCAGGCAGCCGTTGTTCGGACAGACCAGCCGCGCCATGTCCTGGACTTCATCCAGCGGCGCGTCCTTATGCCAGTCCAGCACCATGCGCCGCGACGTGCCCGGGTGCGGCGAGGAATAGGTGCCGCAATGCGGGCAGCGCCACCACCAGGTGCAGCGCGTGCTGTCCATATACGTCGCCATGATGCCGCGCTGCTTGTCGCGCGGCGCGTCAAACGGCAGGCCCCGGTCGGGGTGCGAGATCATCAGAAGCTTCGAATCATCGCCGGCGGCCTGGCGGCGCGGGTCCAGCGCCGCCTTCGGGTCGCCCAGGCTTTCGTCGCTGTTGTCGGTCTCGTCGACCACGATGCGCGCGACGTGCTTGTTAACCAGCATCGACGCCGTGAAGGTCAGGAACTCCGCCCGCCCACCGCGGAACCGCTTGAACGCCACGGAATCGCGCCCGTGCCGCAGGTTCCGCAGCAGCGGCTCATGCGCGTCAAGCATCGGCTCGATGCGGCCCTTCACATAGGCATCGAGCACCGCGTCCGTGTTCAGGTACCAAAGCATGTCGGCCGGGTCGCTCTCCATCGTGGCGAGCAACCAATTCTCGGCGATCATCGTCTTGCCGCAGGATCCGGGCCCGACGATGGAGACGGTGTCGTACCGCTCATCACTGAGCCAATGCATCGGCTCGGTCAGATACGGCGCCGTGTCGTGCGACCAGCGCTCGAGGTGTGCGCCGACCGGCGACTTCACCCAGCGATGCTGCGCGGCGTGGTCGGCCACCGACATGCGGTTCGGCGGCAGGAAGGCGTCGAAGGTGTCGCTCAGCAGCCGCGCCGCATCGGCATAGGCAAAGCGCGCGGCGTCAGGCGGCGGTGCCATGCTCCTCTTCCTCGGGTGGCGGCGCCGCGTCGTCGCTCAGCAGATCCTTGAGCTTGCGGTGCAGCTCCCGCTGCTGCGCCTCGATCGCGCGGCGCATGTCGCGCACCACGGCATCGGGCAGGTTGTGTCGGCGGCCAAGCTGCACCGGCAGGCTGGCCAGAAACTGCGACAGCGGCGTCCATGCATCAGTGAGGCGCATGCGCATGTCGCTGGTCAGCACCAGGAAGCCGCGTTGCTTGGCGACGTCGTCTTCCACGCGCATCGCCTGGCCGAGCTTGAGGCGCTCGGCCGGCGTCAGGGTGCGCTCGCCTTCGGGCTGAAGTTCCTCGATCGGCAGGGACACCTGGGCGAGGAGGTCGTCACGCTGGTCCCGCGCCGCCGTTTCCTCATCGCGCTTCGTCTGCACGAAGGTGATGACCGCTTCAGGGTCGAGCTGCCACGGAACGCCGTTGCTGCCCTCCGCCACGACCGGGAAATCCTGGTACCTCCGCATCATCCGGCGCAGCGTCGGAAGAGATGTGCGGAGCTTATCCGCCATCTCCTCCAGGTTCACGGTGACCATCATGATCCCCTGCGCTGCCCGCGCGAACAGAAACAGGAAAAGCAACAGAACCCGTTGTTTTACTTGAAAAATTCAGTGACCAACCGCGGCGCGAAATACCCGCGGTAGCCGACCGGCGGGGAAGGACCCGTGAACTACATATAGGGCCAGAGGCCGCCCACCCCTACATCTAGTGGCGCCCCACATTTGGTGCCGCACCCCTCTTCGTCCCCGCATCTAGGGCCTGGCGTTCGCCATCGCCCATTCCAGGGCGCGGCCGAGCAGCCGGTCGAAGTCGCGGCGCATGACTGCCTCGACGCGAGGGAAGAAGAAGGGGTGCGCCGTGACCTGCTTGGGCCCATCGAAGCGGGCGAGGAGCTTCACCGTCCCCGCTTCCGCATCCCGCTCCCAGAATCCGGCGATGCCCTTCACCGTGCCGACGAAGGTGGAGGGTTTGGCCTTCAGGCGGGCCAGCCCCCGGTTCGGGATGTTGCCGTACCTATTCAGCTTGACTGCGGCCGGCGTGATCAGGGCGCGCTTCTTGGGTTGGCGCACGCCGCTCAGTTCCTGCAAGCGCAGGTATTCCGCCTGCAGGTCCTTCACCAGCACCGCCGCCTCAAGCCGCGTCTTGCGGGCCGGACGGATGGTGATGGCATTCAGCGTGAACGGGGTCGGGCGATCGAAGGTCTGCGCCATGCCGAGCTTGACATCGTCACGCCCGATCTCAGCCGTCCGGGTGAGCGCGAGGGCCGCGGAGAACGGAAACTGCCGGCGCCCGAAGTCGTTCAGCGTCATTTCGAAGCGCCGGAACTCGGCGGCGAAGGACATGGTCAGCACATGTGGTGCGCCTCCCCTCGCCTCGCTGAAACGCGAAGCGCCCGGCAGGTTGGTCCTGGCCGGGCGCGATTCGCAGATGTGGCAGGAATGGACACCGAAACGTGGCAAGTCGTCAAGCGTCGTTTGCGCCAGCCTCCCACCCGGCCGTCACAGCATAGCATGACAGGGCGCGCAGCAGCAGCCGTTCGGCTCGCCGTTGGTCCATGCGGAAGGCGCTCGCCAATTGGCGCAGCCCCAGACCCTGCACGATGAAGGCGCGCACCAGGTCTTCTACCGAGCGGCCCGGCTTGACCGGGTATGCCGCGGCCCAGGCGCGCCAGGGGCGGTAGCGCAGGCGCTCCGCTTCCTCGAGCCGTTGGTGCAGCGCCACGGTGGACGTGCTGGCGGCGAGGCGCTCGCTGAACTGCGACCGGGCGAGCACCTGCTTGCCCGCTTCGAACCATTGCAGCAGATCACCGATTTCGACGGCGGCGCGGTACTGCGCGTCAGTCAGGCGGCCGGCGTCACGCAGCCCGTGCAGGCGGTCGGCGTGGAAGACGCGGCGCGCCGAGACAGCGTCGTGGTGGCGCACGGCTTCGCGGGCGGCACGGTCGGCCCAGGCACGCGCGTCGAGCGCGACACCGCAGGCCTCGGCTATCGCACCGGCCTGGCGCGCCATGGCGCGGGCATGGGCGGTGCTGACCGCGCGCAGCGCCTCGGTGTCCGAGGTGCAGTAGGGGCGCGGGCCCGCCTCGGTATCGACATTGCCCACGACCAGGTGGGGCACCATCATTCCGTCCATCGCCTTGGGCTCCTTCACGCTGCTGACTGCTGGGAGGCACGCCATTGCGCGCCGGTCATCGGCATGCCCTGGCAACCGTTGCGCTGCCACGCTTCGATGGCGCGTTCGTCGTCGGTGCGGCCGCCGGTGCCGAGCGAGGGGGCGGGCCGTGCGAGCGCTTCCATGACGGCATCACGGAAGTAGGCGATGGTGCGGATCGGGCTGGCGGCCTTCGCGACCTTGGTGCGCACCACCTCACGGATCAGGTCCGCCGAAGCGCCGGCATCCATCCAGCCCTTCACCGGCAGGGCGGAGTGGTGGCCCTTCGCCGGGTCGAGGCCGATCGTCTCGGCGATCTCGCGACCGAGGGAAACCCAGTCGTCACCCTCGCGCACGGCTGCTTGCTTAGCTTCTATAGCTATAGGCTTAGCAGCCGTGCGCGAGCTTTCCGGGTTGGGTTCGGTTTCGGTTCCTTGGGTTTCGGCGGGGCCGCCCTGGATGGGGAGCATGAGGGTGCCTTGGCGGCGCTCGCGGTAGGATTCCGGCGTGTCACCCTTGCGGGGCCGACCTCCGCGCAAACCGTTGTGGCGCGCGGCTTCCACGCGGGCGGCGGCAGCCTGGACGCCAGGCAGCGCGACGCCGCGCCCGTCGGCATCCAGATCGAGCCAGCCGAGTTCGACCAGCGCCGCGATATCGGATTCAACATCGGTTTCCGATCGGGATACCAATCGGGATACCGCATCGGAAACCGAACAGGGAAACCGAAGGTGACCCTTTTCCGTGGCGACGGTGGCGGCAGCCAGGATGTCGAACCACAACAGGCGGGCGAGGGCCGGCAGGGCGCGGAAGCCCATATCGGCGGCGGCTCGGGTCAGCCAACGGTCGCAGGCGCAGGAGCGGGCCATGTTTGGTTTCCTGGGTTTATTTGGCCGGGCGGGGCGAGACGGACGCAGCGATCATGCGAGCGCGACCAGAAGCGGGGCGTCGTCCTGAATCCGGCTACGCGCCAATGCTGCATAAGCCGGATTCAGTTCGCAGATGGTGGCATGGCGGCCCAAGCGGTCCGCTACCAGTGCAGTCGTGCCAGCACCACCGAAAGGGTCGAGCACCGCGTCTCCGGGCTTGCTACCCGCGAGAATGCAGCGCTCCGCCAGCGCGGGCGGCATGGTGGCAAAATGCGCTCCGGCGTAGCCGTGGCTCGGGATTGTCCAGACGTTCCTCGAATTGCGCTCAGTGGGCATAATGGCCATAGCGGCGTCAAAGCTCGGATTATTCTTGTTCCCCGCGCCTGGGTCGAACTTCCTGCCAACCGCCTTCATTGGCCCGTTGGTTTTGCCGCCTCCATTTGCGCGCTGACTGCCGACCTGCGCCTGGATGTCCTGCGACAGCCGCGCATGTGTGTTCGGGCTGACGGCCTCACGGATGGCATCTGCGTCGTAGAAGTACCGCTCCGACTTTGTCAGCAGGAACACATGCTCATGCGCGCTGCTTGGGCGATCAGTGACGCTCTCGGGCATCGGGTTTGGTTTGTGCCAGATGATGTCGGAGCGCAGCCACCACCCATCTGCCCGGAGAGCGAGTGCCAGCTGCGCGGGGATCATCAGAAGATCCTTTTGCTTGGCTTCGCCGAAGCGTGCCCGGCTTCCGGAGCGCGCCATTTTAGGATGGTTCTGGATGCTATTGCGCCAGCCATCCTGCGCGGGCGTCACACGCTTGCTCTGCGCACCCCACGAACCAGCATAGCTATCGCCCATGTTCAGCCAGAGGGTGCCCGAGTCATGCAAGCACTTGCGAACTTCACGGAAGACACCAACCAAGCGCTCGACGAAAGCATCTGGGCTTTCTTCAAGGCCGATCTGCCCTTCATGACCATAGTCGCGCAGGCCATAGTAGGGAGGCGATGTGACGCAGCACTGGAAAGCCGCGTTGGGCAATGCGCGAAGGGTGTCGATACAATCACCTTCGATCACAGAAATGGTCATCATCATCCCTCCACCGAACCGGGCGAGGCGCCTGCGCGCCCCGCCTGTCAGCTCACTCCGGCTTGCCGCGCATCAGCGGCAGGGCGGTCTCGGTGCTGATCTTCGCGCAGGCTTCCTCGAAGGCGTGCTCGAAGATCGTGTCGGGGCGGTAGCGCTTCACCGCCCAGACCAGCTTGCCTTCGTTCATCCGATAGAACAGGCGGATGACCATCCGGTACGGCGCCCCGCGATGGAACACCGGCACGCCCACCAGGAAGGCCGTGGGCACCACCAGCGGCGCGCCGGTGGCGTCGCTGTGGGTCGACTTGAAGGCGATCTCGACCTCGCCCGTCTGGATGTTGGCGACCGAGACGGCTTCCTGCGTGTCCCGCACGCGCAGGCCCTTGGCGAGTTCCAGCAACCGCGACTGCCCCGCGAAGCCGGCGCCGCCGAACATGGCGACGATGTCGAGCAGCTTGGCATCGGCCTCGCTGCGGCCGTCCTGCGGCGGGTCGATGACATCGGCCAGGCGGTCCTGCAGATGCGCCGAGAAGGCGGCGACACCCAACGGCTTACCCTCGATCGCGGCCCAGGCCTGCCACGCCTCGGACAGCTGCGGCGCGTAGTGGCCGCGGTGCCCGCCGAAGCGCGGGCCGGCCTCGGCACCGGCGCGGTGATAGTCGAGCACGGCGGTGAAGGACGGCTTGTCCTCATCATCATCCGCGAAGACCGCGCTGTCGGCGTCGGCGAAGCGGCGGGCGTGGGTGATGAAGGAATCGAGGTCGGTGAAGACGGCGGTGCCCTTCCGCCGCTCCGGCGCGGTGCGGTAGGGGTCCATCAGCGGCTTGAGGTTCACGACCTCGAAGCCCTTCGGCACGAGGAAGACACTGTTGGCGTCCGGCAGTTTGAATTCCGCCGGCTCGAACAGCGCCTTCACGGTGTCGACGATCACCTGGGCATCGCCCGGCTTGTTCGGCTCCATGGGTTGCTCCCTCCCCTTCACGACACGGTCCGCATGGCGCCGGCCGCGCCGTTCACGTCACGCAGCGGCAGGTCGGGCTGGTTCGGGTCCGACTTCACCAGCGCGCCGTCCTTGCCCGACCAGAAGATGCTGCGCTGGCGCGACATCTTCGGCGTCTTGGAGGCGAGGTCCGGCACCACCTCGATGACGCCCTGCGTCGCTGTGATGGAAAGCTTCAGGGTGATGGACCCCTTCACCGAGGCGCCGCCCTTGCGCAGGCTGAGCGCCTCGAGTTCCGCCACCACGTCCTTCAGTTCGGTGGTGAGGTCGGTATGGAGGCGCCCATCCTCCAAATCGCCCAGCAGCATCGCGAAATTGCGCGCTCCCGGGACGGGCTGTGATCCGCTCATGTGTTCTGCCTTTCAGGTGATGCCCCATGGGACGCGGGCGATGGCCCGCCATGGTCCGCGTGGGGAGACGCGGACCCGTCGTCATCGAAGAACCACGTCAACCGCGCATCCCAGCGCAGGCGCACCGTGCCTTCCGGCCCCTGGCGGTGCTTCGCGAGGATCACCTCGCCCACGCCAGCAACCTCCGTCAGACGCCAGCGCCACGAATCGCTGCGGGCGATGAACTTTTCCTCGGTCTCATTGTCCCGGCGCTTGGGTGGGAATTTCTTGAGGTAGTATTCCTCGCGAAACACGAAGGCGACGGCATCGGCGTCCTGTTCCAGGCTGCCGGAATCGCGCAGGTCCGAGAGCATCGGGCGCTTGTCCTCCCGTTCCTCGACCTTGCGGGAGAGCTGCGAGAGCGCGATCACCGGCACCTGCAACTCGACCTGCATCGCCTTGAGCCCCGCGCTGATCCGCGACAGTTCGTTGTTGCGGTTGCTGTCGCGGAACTCGGCGCCGGGCGAGAGCAGCCCGATATGGTCCACGATGACCATCGCCAGCCCGTGCCGTGCCTTTTCGCGCCGGGCGCGGGCGCGGATGCTGGCGACGGTCGGCGCCGCGCGCACATCCCACACGATCGGCAACGCGCCGACCTTGCGGTTGGCCTCGAAGAAGCGGTCGTATTCGTGCTGTGTGAGGCGCCGGCCCTGGTTGGTGCCGGGGTCGATGATCCAGGCGCGTTCCAGCGCCTCGGCCGGCAGGCCGCTTTCCGCCGCCACGGCGCGCACCTGCACGCTGGCGCCATCCATCTCCGCCGAGGCGAAGTAGACCCGCTCGCCCTGCTCCGCCACGCCCTTCGCGATGCCGATGGCGAGCGCCGTCTTGCCCATGCCGGGCCGGCCCGCCAGGTACACGAGGTCCCGGTGGCGAAACCCACCCTTCAGGCGGTCGAGGCCGCGATACCCTGTCGCGAGGCCGACAATGCCGCCTTCCCGCTGCCGGGCAGCATCATGCGCCGCGATGATCTGCTGCGCGACCATCGACGCATCGACAAGATCCCCCTGCCCGCGCCCCTTGGCATCCTCACCCAGGGCGAACAGCCGGCCTTCGACCCGTTCCAGCACGTCATCGCCGGACAATTCCGGTTCGGCGCCGAAGGCGAGGTTCACCGCTGCCTCACCGGCATCGATCACCTGGCGCCGCAGCCAGGCGTCACGGATCACGCGCCCGTATTCACCGGCATTGATGATGCCGACCATCGCGGACAGCAGCGTGGCGAGGTAGTAGCGGCCGTTCCGCTGGTTGGTTTCGTGGCGCAGCGCATCACCGGTCCGCTTGTCCCGCACCGCCTCGGTCATCTCGACCGTCTCGCCTTCGAATTCGGCGCTCAGGGTGACGACATCGGCGACCTGCCCGGCATCGATGCGGCGGGCGATGGCGGCGTAGATGCGCCCATGCAGGCCATCGGCGAAGTGTTCGGCCAGCAGGAAGTCGGCGACGCGCTCATAGGCCTTGTTGTTGGCGAGCAGCGCGCCGAGCAGCGCCTGTTCGGCATCGAGATGCGAGGGCGGTTGGCGCATCGACAGGCCGAAGGAGATGTCGTTCATCGAATCGCGGCCTCCAGGCACGCGGTCGCTTCCGCCGCCATCCCGTTGCGGTTGAGCGAGAGGGCGGCGTGGATGGTCGATGCCAGCCGGTCGGCGCGCGGCATGACGACGCTGCATTCGGGGGTTGGGATGGCCTCGACCAGCGTGGCGGCGGCGTCGAGGGCGGCGCTTTCGGCGTCACTGCCGGCCTGGCGCGCCGCGCTGCGCAGCGCATAGGCGGCGGCGCGGCGGCCGGTGCGGTAGCCTTCGTGCCAGTGGTCGGCCTGGTCGGGCGTCATGGCGGGGCGGTCGGCGATGGTCATACCCGCCGCGCCCCTTCGATCAATTCAGGGAACGCCTCGACCTGCTCTTCGGCCGCACGCTGCGCCTCGGCGAGGTGCAGGCACGGCACGCGGCTGGTGATGGACGGCTCGGCATCGAAGGGCAGCACATCGACGATCCAGCACCAGCTGTCGCGCCAGGGCAGCACGCGGGCCTCGCCCTGGTTTTCCTCGCCGAAGCGGGCGATGTAGCCGTGGGCGTCGCGGGCCCAATGCAACGGCGCCGTCATTACAGGCAGCCTTGCAGGAGGAATCCTGCCACGACTGCCAGGAAGGCGAGCGCGGTGATGGCGATGGCCTGACGCTCAGTCATCGCAGCCGCGCCCGACACGCTCGCCATTGGTGCCCGCGGTGAAGTCGCGCCAATGGCGCCACCCCTTCGGGCAGAGAAAGCCCCATTCGCGAACGCGCGGGCCGGTGATGAACAGGGTCCAGACCGGCTTTGGCTTGCCGGTGATGTGCCCCTCATGCAGTTCGACCCGATGCGCGGCGCTCGGCAGCCGCAGCACGACCGCGCCAGCGTCGCGGTACTTCCAGGTGCCATCCGGCACGTGCTCGACATAGTCACCTTCGAGCAGCACCGACATGTTCACCCAGGGGTGGTCATGCAGCGCGCGGTCGTCATCGCTGCGCATGAAGTGGTGCAGGTAGACGTTGAACCATTTGTTGCGCGGGACGACCCACCAACGGCGCAGATACGGATCTTCGGCCCCGCCGATGATGAAGTCCGGCGGGCGGCGTTCGGCCACGCGCCGCATCAGCGCGGCATGCAGCCGACGCGTGATGAAAGCCGGCACCACCACGCCGCTCACCGCCAGCCACCCAGCGTCGCCGCCGGCGGCATCTCGGCGCCACCCCGCCCGACATACGCCTTCGCGCCATGCTCGGCGCAGTACGCGCCCCGCACCCGCGCCGCGTCGCAGAACCGAAATCCCGCCGTCTTCGGATCACCCAGCGGCCAGCGGCACCCGCCCCTCAACCCCGAAAAGACCGCCGGCCGCGTCGCCACGGCCGGCGGCAAGTCAAGGGAGGAAACGACCATGCCGCCACAGCCGGCGACAGCCCGGGCGATACTGCCCCCCGGGCCGGGCTCACCGGCCGCCACGCGGGGCGGGGCCGGGGTCTGGTGGGCGGCGGGGCCGGGTTCCGCCCCGCCGCCCTGCTGCGCGTGACGACGGGACGCCTCGGCCCGCAGCGCCTCGGTGGCCTGCCACGCGCGGGCGACGGACTGCGCACTGTTCGCCCCGACGCCGCGGGTGCGGGCCATGCCCAACTGCTGCGCCCAATGATGGACCTGCGACAGCTTCTCGCCCATCAGCGCGGCGATCTGCGGCCGGGTGTACCCCTTCGCGACCAGGTCGCGCATGCGGCGCTGCTGCGCATCGCTCGGCGCGGCCGGTGCGGCGCGGATGGGCGAAGGCCGCGACGGCAGCTTCATCCGGTGCGCGCGGCCCACCACGGCATTCTTGGTCAGGCCCATGATGCGGCCGATCTCGGCGGTGGAGGCGTCGGTGGCCCACAACTCGCGCAGCCGCGCCTCGGCGGCGTCATCCCACGTCATGGCCGTCCCCTTCCTGGTCCTGCATCAGCGCGGCGACGGCCTGCATGGCGGCGGCCTGCAGCGTCATCAGCCGGTCCGAGATCGCCCCGCGTTCCGCGCGCGAGAGCCGGCCATCCGCCATGGCGCCGGCGAATTCGGCGCCGACATCCGAGGCGCCGCGGAACACCGCCACCAGGGCCTGCGCCTCCTGCCCGCCTGTCGTGGCGAGGGGCACCAGCGCGTGCCCGGCAAGCCGCGCCAGCACGGCCGTGACGATGGGTTCCGCCGCCACCAGCTCGAGGTCCGCGACCACGTCGATCGGCAGGAACCGGTCGGGCTGATGCGGGTCATAGGCGGCGGCGAGGACGGATTTGTTGACGCGGCAGACCGTGGCCGCCGCTTCCAGCCCGCCCACGGCGGTGATCAGCCGGCGCGTGGCGGTTTTCAGCGCGCGCAGGTCGGCGGGGGTGGTGCCGCTCACTTCGCACCTGCGGAAGGCTTCCGCATGCCAGGGCATGCGATGCGGGGCAGGATGGCGGCATGACGCATCGAGCGACAGACGCGGCGGCCCGCCCGGGCGGAGACGTGGCGCCCCCGCCCGGGCTTCGCCACCATGGGGAGTGCGACCAACCCCGTGGAGAACATGATGCTCGACGCGAAAACACAAGCGCGGCTGGATGCGCTGGAAATGACGGTCATCCATCTCGCGCACGCGCTGGCGGACATGCAGCGCGAAACCGCAGCCGGCGCCTTGATCGTCGCGGTGGACCGGGCCGAGCGGCTACCCGCCAACGAGACAGCGGACGGAGCATTGTCCGGCAGCATCATGGCTGCGGCCTTCCAGCGGATGCACGACGCGCTGATGCGCGCGCCATCAATAGATTTGCCGCCCCCGGCGTGATCGACCCGCGCGCGGCGAGCCGCCCAAAGGTGCTCCGGGCCAGCGCCACGCGGCTGGCGTCGGCCTCCCGCTGGGCGGCGGCGCGCATGGCGGCGAGATCGAACCGCTTCCGCACGCCGCGGGCGATGATGGGGCGCAGCGGCAGCGGCTCGGGTGCCGCTGCCGGCAGGCGCCACAGCGCGAGCAGGCCCGATAGCCCGGCGAAGATGGAACGCCGCTTCATGTCACTTCCCCTTTCGCGCGCATTTGCGCGATGCTCACCGCGTGAAGCGGGAGGCGGCGATGGTGCGATTGGTGGTGGTGCTGGCGGGGCTGGCGTGGGCTGGTGGCGCGCTGGCGCAAGGGCAGCCGGCCGCGCCGCCCGCGGCCC